TAATATACTCAATGATATCCATAGAGTGTTTGCATCTTGGACTAAAGATCAGGAGCGACATCTATTATCTATTATCTATAGGGTATTTTCTAAAAAAAAATTAACGCATTATAGTAAATATGAACTACTTTATAGTGATCATTCTTCTCGTATTGGTGATTTATCTCACAACTTCTCGTGAATCTTTCACTGAGGCTTTCGGTCTTTCAGGCTACACAAAACCAATTGGGGTTGTGAAGCTTGATGATCCCAGACCAGACCTTTCCAAATATACAGAGGTTGAAGTAAGTATCGATAATGACAACATGGAAGAGTTTGTACTCCAAGCCAATAAGGAAATCTCCAAGCGTACAGGTCTCTGCACGTATATCATCGAGACGACAGCTGTTCGGCATTATAAGGGTGATGATAAGGACATCTATGAGTGTATGTTCATGACTGTGAAGAAAGACGGTTTCGCATTCGGTTTCTCCGTCGTTGCTTCCTACGAGGTTGAGAAGAGTGGTAAGGTCACTCTCAATTCTCTCCGTTCCCAACCTCTTGGTGTTCAGGTACCTAGTGATGTGAAGGCCTTCTCTGATGGTTCCCCCGGTAAAGAGTTTCTCGATTACAAAATTGTCAAAGAGGTTGCGGTCCCAACCAAGGCTGAGTTGGATTCGGTAAAAAATAAATTGCAGTAATTGTAATGATCAGCATCAATGATGTCACTAAGATTGATGACAAAAGAAAGCAGATTCGCAAAGAAATTTACACGAGAATTTACGAACAGTTTTCTTCAAAAATTAAACAATGTGTAGAACTTGGTCACAAACAGATATTCTTAACAGTTCCAGGGTTTCTGTTAGGATATCCTGTGTTTGATAGAAGTGTAGCTGCGAGGTACATCGCTAGACAATTCATACTGGGTGGATTTACCGTTCAACTCGTGAGTGATCATGATATTTATGTTTCTTGGGTTGTACCGAAAAAGAAAAAACCCAAAGTTGAAAAGGAGGAAGATACGAGCTTCCCAAATCTCATGAACCTCAAGAAGATTGCAAATAAGTACAGGGGGGGTGCGTAGTAAAATCTCAATTTAAAAACCACTTTAATCATAAATGGACAACCTCAATATACTGGTCGAAGCGAAAAAAGAGTACCTTGGCCAGATGTGTCTCCTCATGTGCCCACCTATGATTGAAGTCTTTCAGGATATGCATAACGAAGCTACGAATTTGTCCAAAGGTCGTAAGGTTCTGATTATGTTCCAGAAGCTTCTCAAGGAAGTTCCCAACTGGTCTAACGCCATGTCTAAGAACCATTCGGATAACATCACTAACCGTTGTGCATGGTTTAATGACCTTCTAGCCGCCGTATTTGTTGCCTGTACGAAGATCCTCTCCGCGGTTCGTCTCAAGGCGGACAATAAGAAGATTTCACTCAAACTCCCAACTGAGGAAGTTTTCATCCAGACGTGCTACAATAACATCGCCAAGGATCTCTACAGAGACCCTTACGTTTTCAGTGATGAGCAGAGCGAATATATGAGGGATGATAAGCTCACCGTGCGATTTACACTCTGTATCGAGAACACGGTTAAGGAGCTCATCCCCGTGCAACAGATTCTCCAGACCTACATGTCACAGGAGACTCGGGATATCTCCCTAGATGGGGAAGTTGTGGATGGTGCCGATCCAGATGTGTTCGATGGTGAGCCTGAACCAGAGCCCTATCTCGAACCTGAGATGGAACCGGAGCCCATGGGTGTTCCTGACCCCGAGCCTACTGGTCTAGAAAATGAGTTCAAAACTGTTCCAGGTGTTCAGGCTCCCGCGTCGGGAATGATGGAGGAAATGGAGCCCCAACCCCAGGTTGAGCCTCATGACCAAGTCCATACCCAGGCCCAGCCTCAACCGGATGATGATGACGTATTCTTTGGAGACGCACCTGAACAGCGTACAAAAAATCCCCGGTATAATTAAATGGAACTCTCCAACTATCTCCGTGACCCCATGAGCGCTGCTCTCATCGCGGGAGGTATCACCGCGGCCTACATTCACTTGAAGGCGCAGCTCAACAATGAAGGTAAATTGGAACTCAACAAATACACCAAACCCGCTGTACTTAACGCGGTATTGGTATTCTTTATCGTCTCGGGTGGTATTGGACAGAAGGAGTCTATTTCCACCGATCCTTTCTAAACTTAAAGATTACAACGATATAATAAGAAAATGGCGTCTGTCACTGCATTCAATGATATGATGGGTCAATTTCTTGTGGAATTGCACAAGACTTTTCCAGAGGAAAAAGGCATTAAGAAGATGATGACGTCTTTCGACTTACTCAAATCCACCAACCCACGCCTTGTAGTGGATGCTTATATGAAGGGAGTTACCCCTTATGCGGATAAGATTTCATCGAAGGATGAGTCATTCCTTCTCGATGAAATTGAGACGATTGACTTTCTTAAGGATCTCAATATCAAAACCTATTGGGAGCGTATGTCTGTCGCTACCAGGTCTGCAACTTGGCAATATCTCCAGACATTGTACATGCTTGGTACGACAATCACTTCCATTCCCGATGATACCCTAAAGATGATTGAGAATATCGCGAAGGAATGTGCCGAAAAAATGCAAGATGGTGACGGTGACCTCAACCAGGATGCTCTCATGAAGATGATGAGTGGTATGCTTGGTGGTATGCCTAAAAAATAAACCTCGATATATATTAAATGAAAGTTTGGTTTGATGATCCTCAGCAGCTCATCAGAGCTGATAAGGTTTCACAATTTTGGCCCATAAATGAGCAAACCCCAGAAGATCGTATTAACGCCGCCTCTCGTTTTATTATTTATGCGAGTTGTCTCATTTATCTCATTCGCCGTGATCCACGGATATTTGTTTTAGGTGCAACGGTTCTCTCTGTCATCTTTGTTCTTTATAGGTCGAATATGGTAAAGGATACCATTGGATATACAGTTGATGGTGAATCCATGTGCCAGGTGCCCACCGAGGACAACCCCATGGGTAATGTGCTCATCACAGATTTCACAGATGCCCCTAATAGGTTACAAGCGTGTTATTATCCCAGTGTGAAGCCTTTCGTGAATAATTACACGACTGGGCAGATTCCTATGGATGGGGGGCGTTCAAGATCACCCCTTCCCAAGTACATGCGGAATGGTGTGGATCGGCAATTTGTATCCAATCCAGTGACGACTATTGCAGGAGACCAGACGGCGTTCGCGGAGTGGTTGTATGGTGCGAAGAATGGCCCAATGTGTAAGAGTGGTACAGGACAGTGTGATCCCAATGCCCGTGGTGTCCAACTAGAGGCATTTTCTGGTCTGGGTAGCAACGGAGATAAGCGGTCGGGAATGTTTGGTAGATAAATTAATATTCTTGTGTAATAATAAATGGCGTATCAGCTCCAGCCTGGCCTTTCTATAGTTCAAAACGCGGGTGCACTCCCCTTAGTAAGGGCGACCGATGAAATTTTTGTGTATCCTCAGCCCAGTACTCTCAACTGTGGTGGATGCCGCCCCAACACAATGTTGTATGGGACTGCTCCCTATATGGCTGGTAAGGGATCACCAGCGCAGTACATTGATACGAGTGATCAACTCCGCCCGCAAACCACTTCCCGTTTCAATAAGCACATCGTCCAAACCTATGAACGTAATCTCTTCCCACTGTCCAACATGGAATGTAAAGTTCCTCTCCGTACCATGCGATATGAACCAGCGAGCACTCGCGCCGAAGTTCAGAACGGTCTCTTTCAGCAAAGGTACGCTAATAAAAATGTCGGTAAGAAGTAACAATGGCAGATCCCATTTCACTTTTGGCTGTCGCTGGTCTCGTGTATGCTGGCCGAAATTTGAGTACTAAGTCTGTTCCACCCCCTGTGATTGAGAGGGGTGTTGAAAAACCAGTAGCCAAAGCTCCGATAGAAATACAGAATAACAATTTCGATATACCCCTAGGTGTCCCACAGAAGAGGGAGATGGAGACATTTGGTGATATCTCTATGCAACAGCGAAGTGGTGGTCAAGAAATCCTGAATATGCGCAACCGCATGTCTGATCAGGGTCGTATGAACAACCTATCCCCAGTAGAGAAACAACTCGTCGGTCCAGGTCTCGGTGTGAGTGCTGACACCCCAGCGGTTGGTGGTTATCAGCAGATGTTACGAGTGAATCCTGTCAATGTTGGTGCCTACAGACTTACTACTCTCCCAGGTAGATCTGGTCCAGCTGCTGATGTCACTGGTGGTCGTGGAGCTGTTGTTGGTGATCTTACCCACAACAAGCCCGAAACGACTACGTTTCTCCCCTCTCGACGCCCCACCATGGCTGGACGTGCCCAAGGTATGTCTGGTGTTGTACCCCGCAATGAACATGAAAAGACCAAGCGCACAACAAACCGATCTGAGACCGGCCTTCGCACGGATGGTTTAGGTTTCAATGGTGCTAAGCGTTTCATTTCCGCCCAAACGATGTCCCAAGACCCCACTCGTTTCAAGAGTGATCGTAACGATGAGCAGTACACCTACGGCAACCGCCCAGCTCCAGGCATTCACAGCCATCATGGTGCTTATACCAATAGTGCCGCTTCTAAGGTAACTGCGAAGACCAATGAGGAGCTCATGAAGTATGGTTTCCGCCCCGACGATCGTCGTGGTAAGCCTAACCGCTCGGGTAATGCTGGTCGCATGAATGTTCGTGAGAGTGCCCTCAAACAGGGTGGTGCCCTCACTGCGGTCCGTTCGGATACGACCCGTGTCGATGGTCGCATTGCCCCCGCGAATGGTGGCTGGACGCAACAATACCAGCAGAAGTCGTTCCATCAGTTCAATGCCTACAAGGGTAATGCCAACCCCAACACTTGTCACCTTGACATTGCTAAGCGACAGCTCCAGAACAACCCCTTGGCGCACAGTCTCTATCAGTAAATATTGCATTTAGCTATTAGACAAAAACAATCATTAAAATAGTATCACTCTATTTTAATGAAGGTTCATACATTGAATATTGACAGTAGTCAGCGTGGAATCAATGTGATTGCTTCAAACTCCTATTATGATACAGAAGGTACATATGTCATTGATGAATATTCTAATACGTACTCGAGTCCGAATGATTATATCATCACCTTAGAAAATCCAATTTATGATGTTTCCGAAATTAAACTCGTTTCTGCTCGTATCCCAACACCCCAATTGACAGTGTGCGCCACCAATAATACCTTCAGTATTGATGGTCAAACAATTTCCCTTGAAAATTCAGACTATCCCACTGGAGATGACCTCGCAACACACTTACAGAATCAATTTGGCCCACCAGTATCTAACGTGAACGCAGTTTCATTCGACGTAGACACGAAACAATTTACATTCTCAAATACTACTCCCGGAGATCACAATTTTACTTTTGAATTTAATACAGGTGTGAATGGATACATAAATGATTCTTCTATGGTCACTACACCTCACCAGATTCTGGGTTTTGGTTCAAATGATTATTCATCTACGACTAGGGTTCTAACATCAGGTGCGATAAATCTCGTCGGTCCCAATTCGTTAATTCTTCGATTGAGTTCTGGTTCGGATGAGTTCAATCAATGTGTGTACGTATCAACACCATTCTATACTGGA